TATAGTGGTAATGTCAAGTAATTTAAAATAAAACTAGGAGATTTTTATTTCTCCTAGTTTAGAAACTTTCTAATTATGTCCGTTCGATGCCGACAAGAATCCCATAGATAGTGACTCTGAAGTGATACTATTAGCCTGGTAACTATAGTCAGTCGTCAAGGCACTGCAACCACGGTATGTAGCAACTACTTTACTTGTAATAGAATCAGTAATGTTCGTGTCTAGAACATCACGTTTCAGAATTTCCTCACCCATAGCAGTAATTCCCATGCTATCATCGGCTAAATCATCAATAATAGTACGGAAACGTTCGAGATTTAGACTTCCTGTATACTTCAAATACACAATTTCAGGTGACATGTAGTTACCTATTTCATACACACGCTCTGCGCCAAAGTCAGTATTGACAGTCATGTTCTGAGCACGCCCAATAACTTTGTGTTTCATCATGATATAAATACGGTTTGTTGTTTCTGTTTTTTGTCCAGCTAATGTAGCCATATATTATCTTCCCCTTTCTTATTGTTCGTCCGTTGATTCTGTAGTAGCAGAATAGTTATTGTAAACACCTTGAGCAATAACATTTCTAACTTCAAGACTAGGACTAACAGCAAAGATAATATAGATGTTCTGTCCATCAATGGTTACTCCAATGTCAGATTCAGAAAAGTCAACAATTAACCCATCTGCTTTCTTTTCGGTTAGGAAAGTAATAATATCTTGTTTAACTAGGTCGGCACTATTAATACGTACATTAGCACCAATATAAGTTTCATCCAAGCGTGTCCGCAAGTCATCAAACAAGAAGTCAGTTAACTCACCCAAGGAAATGAGAGCCTTAACTGGTTCATTAGTTGAATTAGACGTTGTAACATCTTCTACAATCTTGTAACCACCACTAGCATTACGGTTAACAATACGTTCAATAGCAATAACACCATTAGCATCTAAACGGTCCAATACTGAACCTGCAAAGTTTTGGTCTAATGATACTAAGTCCAGATACTTATTTGTTAACGAGTTACCAATTGGCAAACTAGAAGCAACACCAGCAACCATTGCTGCCATCAGATAGGCAGGAATATGTTTCTTTTGAC